CCTCGGCCTGAGGCTCCTGCTGGTACAGCGCACTCCAATCACGAGAGCCTATAACCGACTTGATTTGAATAAGCCGCTCCGCAGGGTACCACGCTGGCCACAAGGCCTCACCCTCCACACGGCCCAGCGGGTCATCCGAACGTGCCAGCGCAGGCAAGTCCACCCGCTCCCACTTGTCACCCCCCTCCTCCGATTCCACCAACAGACGCCCCGCCAGATCATCGTCATGCCAGCGGGTCTGGATCAATACAATAGACCCCCCGGGCATCAACCGAGTATACAATACTGAACGATACCAATCCCAGATCCGCTGACGAGTAGTCTCACTGTCCGCCTCCTGACGATCCTTGATAGGATCATCCACAATGATCAAATCGGCTCCACGGCCCGTAATAGCCGTTCCTACGCCCGCCGCGATATACTGACCCCCAGTCCTAAGGTGCCAGCGGTTCGCCGCCTGTGAGTCCCCTGAGAGCGTCACACCGGGGAAAATCTGAGAATAGGTGGGGTGAGCCACAAGATTGCGAACCTCACGACCAAAGTCACTCGCCAACTCCGAATTATACGAAGCCGATATCACCTGAGCCTGAGGGTGACGCCCCAAATACCAAGCCGGAAAACGACGAGTAGCCAACTCACTCTTCGTATGACGAGGAGGACAGAAAATCATCAGACGCTTGACCTCACCCGACTCCACCCGCTCCAGACAGGACGCAATCATCTCATGATGAGCACTTACCTCAAAATCAGGCTTCGTCAAGGTCACAAAGGAAAGAAAGTCCCCACGGGAACGTCTGCGCTCCCACAAGACCTGTGCAGCCTGCTGAACCTCAATAGTCATACACGAGTAACCCTAACTGAAAAAGGGATGGAATATTTCCTTGAGAGGGTCCTCCATAAAGCACCAGACCCCCTGATTCGCTGGCAATTATGTGGTATCCCCCCGGTGCGGTATGGGGTCAGGAGAGGCCTGAAGAGGCCGTGGAACAATCAGACAGGGTGTTCCACGCACTTCAGGCCTTGCCCTTCTTACCCTTCTTTTTCCCCTTATATCCAGAGGCGTAGGCAGCCTGCTGCACCTCCTCCGCCTTCCTCAGCGTCTTGAAGGGACCACGGCTGCCCCAATACCACCCGTCCTTACGCTTCTGGATCGGCACTGGACCACGTCCCTTCTATAATGCTTTCAAGGTCAACGTCACTCATAGTAGTAAGGTCTCCATGCTGCTCCTCTATTGTCATGTCCACAGCCTTGCGCTGAGGGTAGACATACTTCGCCAACTCCCGGAGGGCTGTCAGCCTGATCTGCACGTCCTGTGCCCTATCGGCTGCGATGTGGGCCATGCCTTCCAATGGATCGATGGTCACGCCCAGCTTGTCTTCGACCTCACGCAGCTTCTGCTGGGCTGAGACCTTGGTCCGGTGGTTGCGGCTGCCCGGCTTACGTCCCGGCCCGCCCTTGGTGAGCTTGCCACTCTTGGGATCTCTGGCAGCGAGGAACCTGCTATCGAAGTCTGGTGGCACCGTATCCTGTCCTGTATCGCCTGTATCGCCCATTGTGTCTCGCCTTATAGGGTATTTAGGGTTTACCTACCTTAGCCTGCTGTATCGCTCTTAGGACGCATTACAGAAGCTCCCAGCTTCTCTACTACGCCATCCAATATCATATCGATGAGTCTTGCGCTGGGGAGTGACTTGTTGCGTATCCAATTACCCATCTCTTCGTGCTTGGGGGCTATGCTGGCCAGCTTGGCGGAGTCCATCTGCGGCCTTGCTTGTCTGGCATAGTTGAGTAGGGCGTCCAGTGTGCTGTCCTCATCCTCAGGATCGCCATAGTTGGGTTCTGGTTCCGGGGCGCTTCCGTTGTCGGGTAGGGGAGCGCTCACCCGGACCCGCTCTGGCTTTGGCCGTGACGTAACGGCCTCTACGATCTGGGAGGTTGCCTGCGCGTCAAGAGCGGCCTGTTTGCCTGTCTCGAAAGCGGCGTACCACAGGGGCAGATCTCTGGGCTGCAATCCCTCTGGAACATAGGGTCTCACATTAGGGGGCAGCATGTCGTTGGTTAGGGTGGGTTGGGCTGGTCTGGGCATAGTTTTCGGATCCTCTCTGAAAAAAATAAACAAGAGTAACTACGGGGAATTTAAGTGGGTTACGGCTACGAGACAAGATTATCTTCACTTTTTTTTGCTGGGGGGCTTGACATCTCTGAATACACCCTTTAGACTTAGGGCAAGTTGTTGATGCAAACAACCTGCTCTTTGACAACCGAATAACACGGCAAGCGATGCAGCCAATAGCGGCCACGACCTCTCACGGTGTGAGAGACCAGCCCAGCAACGCCAAGCGCCTTCCGCTACGAACGGTCCCACGGGCTGAGATGCCCCAGCGACAACGTGTAGCCCTTAACAACCACACTCCAGACGGCCTTGGTCCCGTCTTAAAACATTATCGTAACGGAGCAAGCGATTGCACTCCACGCAAGCACTTCAAGAGTTACTCTGTCACTCTCGTGTATCCCACTCAGGGAGGTAGCGCCGAAAGGCCCCCGCAACTGAGCCCAACCGGAGCCACGACATACAGCGAAGCGCAAGCAGTGTAGTGCAGCCAACCGGAGAGCGATGTCCAACCCGCCTCTGTGGAGAGGCCGCAACCTCCTACCAAATAGGTTGCACCCCACCGTAAGAAAAGAAAGCAGTCAGAAGGAGCCATGGTAGAGGGCAGCAAGCGCACCATGGTTTAATGACGCATCCCCCGTCCTAAGCCGGGGAGCTTTTACCCACCGCACCACAAGGAGCCTGTATCATGAGCTTACCCACCGTACCCAACCTGCGGAAGTTTGACGTAATCGTCATCAACTCATCCGGGGGCAAGGACAGCCAAGCACAGCTTGATGAGGTCGTGCAGATCGCAGACAGCCAGCACGTCAACCGCAGCAAGATCGTAGTAGCCCATGCCGATCTGGGGCGCGTCGAATGGCGCGGCACCAAGGATCTGGTTCACCAGCAGGCCGCCCACTACGGCCTGCGTGTCATCGTAGCCCACAACAGGC